AGGACGTGGACAGTTAAAAAATAAACCAACTTCGTTCGGCGATGGTACAGGTATAGATATGTATAAATTTGTAGATAATACGGGGATGTCTTTGCATTACCGTTTTGCTTTAGAACTTAGAAAGACTGGGGTTAAGGATACCGTTAATAACTTAATACAACAATCTTGGTGGCGAGATTTATATGAAGAAGGTTCTAAGGGTAGAGATAGAAGTGCGGACCCTTTATCTGTAAATAATGAAGCTATAGATATTCTTAATGAAACATTAGGTGAGGCTTATAATGAAACCGTATACCGAATTATTGATAATAAAGACAATCAAGACGGTACTGTATGGTTAGATGAGTTCTTGCATACTTCTGATAAAAATAAAGAAGGAACTTCAGATTATGAAAAATACGGGCCTAGTGTTACTTTAAGGCAGATGGTGGATAGAATTGAGAAGAAAATAAATTTCTCAACAGGTGCACCCAAAGCTTATAAAGATATTTTCCAAGATTATGGATTAGACGAATTACTAGAAAGCAACCCTCAAATGCAAAGAGTTAATGACTAAGGACTTGCTCTTCTCACTCAATAATTAATAATATACACTTAACATCATGGCTAACACCTACGTAGATTACACAGCAACAGCAGCACAGCAGTACTTTGCTTTTAACTTTCCGTATCTTGAAGACGAACACGTTATTGTGGAAATCGAGGGTGTAGATCAAACGATCACTACAAACTACACCATTGAAACGTCTCCTACTCAACGCATCAATCTAAGCAATCCTACGACTGCTCTGGTTGGTGGTGAGTTAGTACGTATAAAACGTAGGTCAGCACCTAACACGAACCTCGTAGACTTCCAAAACGGATCAGTATTAACAGAGTCTGAGTTAGATAGAGCGTACTTACACAACCGTTACTTAGCTGAAGAAGCTACTGAAGGTGCGGATTCCGGTTTAAAAGAGCTGGAAGGTAGTACGAACTTTAACGCTAACAACAAACAGATCAAGAACTTAGCGGACGGTACATTAGCAACCGATGCAGTTAACAAAGGATACATAGACACACAGATCGCACTTACCGATACCAACTTAGCTGGGTTCTATAAATCTACACACACTGGTAACGGCACTGATAACGTCTTCACTCTTTCGTTTACCCCGCAAACAACAGACGCAAAAGCGTACATCGTATCGATAGACGGTCTCGTACAAGTTCCAGATACGGACTACACGATAGGTGCTACAGCTATTACATTTAATACGATACCTTCTAACTCTGCTGAGATATGTGTGGTTGCTACTGCTGCGGCTTCTGTTGCTACGGTTAATGAAGCACAAGTAACAGCTACAGGTTCAACCACAGCTAGAAGTCTTGCTAGTCGTTTTGCTGATTTTGTTAATGTTAAAGACTATGGAGCTACAGGCGACTACCATGCTGTAAATAACCCAACATCAGACGATACAACCGCTATTCAAAATGCGATTACAGCTGCTACTAGCTTTAGTCCTCAAAAAACTTTATATTTCCCTGCTGGGACTTACAAAATCAATACAGAAATAACATTACCTCAACTTGTTTCAGGTGACTGCTCTATAATTGGGGATGTTAAATGGGCGTTTAATAAACAAATAAAGCAATCAGGCAGGTTTAGGGTTCAGGGAAATATTACATTAGATAGTGTTTGGTATAGCGAATTTGAATACCTAGAAGCTTTAAATGGTGATGTTAAACTAGAATCTACGGACAATCAATGGGGTACATTTTGGAATAGCTTTGGTACTATCATTTGTGATCTACTTGAATTTAATGTAGATGGTGGGCAATCCGTTAATCAAAATAGTTTTCAGCACATACGAGCTTCCGGCGGGGTTCATGTAAAAGGCGTTAATACTTCAGGTACTAGGGAGTGTCACAACAATGTTATTTATAGTTTAGACACCACAGGTGCTGATTTAACCGCAACAGACACCACGACAGGTCATCATATTTTAAACGACTCAAATCTTAATCAATCAAATACTGTAGTTAATTGGTACGCTGAAACTACAGGAAATCGAAAAGTAACAGGTAATTGGAATATACTCGGAAGTAATGTAGATTCTAATGGGCATTTTGTACAAGTGGAGCGGGAGAACCATTATCTATTTTCAGGAGGCACGGGTCGTAACGGTGACTACTTTGCGGGTTCTCCTATAAATAAAGCAAGAGGTGGTTCTTTTAAACAGTTTAAACGAAATCAGCTTCCTATCGGTTTATCTGCGGGTGGGGGAGTAAATTATCAAACAGTATCCACTACAGATTCTCCAGACGGTAATCCTATTGCTGTTAAGTTTACAGGTACAGTAAGTTTTTCGGTTTTGAGTTTTTCTTATCCGTTAGGAAGTTCAAGTCAATTAGGGTTTACAGCTTTTATAAAAACAGCCAATAGCCCGTCTTTATCTGTTGAGGTTAGAAACGCTAGTGGTGGTTTTAACTCTCCGGGTATAACTTTACAAAATGTAAAAAATGATTGGTATCTAGTAAGATTTAGTATCGGTGCTGATTACTTAGGCGGGTCGGGTCAGACAAATGGTTTGATAAGAATCTTTTTAACAGGGAGTTCAGTACCTTCTCCAAATCCTGAAATTACTTTGGGTTCATATTTTATAGCAACCGAGCAAACTGCTTTCTTACCGCAATACGAGCAAGGAGTTAAAGAAATCTACGACACAACTTTTCCAACAGCCGCTGGTACGATATGGGAAGTTGGCGATGTTTGCTGGAATACTACACCTGCTGCTGGAGGAACTCCGGGTTGGATATGTGTAACCGCTGGAAGTCCGGGTACTTGGAAGGCGATGGCTTCTTTAGCTGTATAAACCATGATCGACTCCATCTCTAGCTTTCTTAACACCGGACTGGTCGTCGCTCTTGGCGTGATCGGGTGGATTATCAAACGTGTTATCGAACGTCTTGATCTCGGTGAGAAAAGAATGACTAAGATAGAGGTGGAGTTAGCTGCTCAACGGGAAAGAGATAGAGCTGTTGAAGCACGGATCGCAAAGGTAGAAGAAGCACTTAAAGAAGTTCACACTAAATTAGATCGTATGATGGAGGTATTAGTACAGAGATGAAACAAGGATTATACGCAAACATTAATAGAAGAAAGAAACTCGGCATCAGTCGCAGTAAAAAGAAGTCAACGATTACACCAAAAGCTTACGCTAATATGAAGCGTGGGTTTAAGAAGAAGTAGTAATGCCGTACTCACAATACAGCTTAAAACAAAAACGCTTAGCTGCTGTGGCTGGCGATAAAAAGAAGATAACACAAGCGGACATCGTAGCGTTGAAACGTCGTGGTGTTACTCTGAAGGGCCGTGGCAAAAAAGCGTAAAGGCGTATCACTGTCGATAGGCAGAGGTGAGAAAAGCAAGAAGGGCGGACTCACTGCAAAGGGAAGAGCTAAGTATAACAGAGCTACAGGTTCTAAACTTAAAGCTCCTCAGCCCGGCGGTGGTCCACGTAAGCGTTCCTTCTGTGCTAGGATGTCTGGCGTAAAGGGACCGATGAAAGATAGTAAAGGTCGTCCGACCCGTAAGGCTTTGGCTTTGCGTAGGTGGAAGTGCTAACACATGGCTAGACCGTACAGAAGACCTCGTGTTGTTAGACCGAGTCCATTGATCGCTCAATACAATACACTTGGAGCAGTGGCTTCGGGAAGTGCGACGGAAGCGGTAACTACAGCAACGGCTGCTAAAGCAGTGACAGATTCCATTTTAGCCGACCCTGACATCATCGGATTAAGTGGTGGTGATGCACCGTTGAGTGACCCACAGATCGATTCTTTAGGAGCAACTGCTAGTGATAACTTAGATGTTTACGAAGGAGGAGGAGCATAACAAATGGCTACATTTAGTAAAAGAATACAACTTAGAAGGGATACCCCCAGTAACTGGTCGTCTACCAACCCCGTACTTTTAGAAGGGGAGATAGGCCTTGAATTGGATAGCAGTCGTAACAGGATGAAGATCGGAAACGGGACGGATGCTTGGAATGATTTACCGTACTTCTTAGACGCACACGAGGAGGATGTTGGTGATTATCAAGACTTTATAGATGGATTAAATACACCGTAGAGCAATGAGCAGTTTACTTACACAGTTAGGTCAGAAGGTTAAAGCCAAGCTTGATAACAAGTTTGATAAGTCCGGAGGCTTGATTAGTGGTTCGGTAAATATATCACAATCTCTGCAAATTGGATCATATCTTACATCAAGTTTACCAGAAGCGGGTACATCAGGACGTATCATTTATGTTACAGATGGAGATGGTAGTGGTGGTCCTTGTATAGCTGTTGACGATGGAACAGCGTGGAAAATCGTAGAGCTTGGCGGTGCGGTACCTACTGCTACTCATATACTTGCAGAAGATGGAGACAGCTTAACGACTGAGGCTGGAGCTATTTTAATCACCGAGCCAGCTTGACAGTTATTAGCTGTCCTTATACTCTTTCTAAACACAACTAACCCACAACAAAGGATTATATATTATGTCTAGTTTGCTTACCCAATTGGGTCAAAAAACAAAAGTAGAGCTTGATAAGAAGCTTGCCCTCGCAGGTGGAACAATGACTGGGGCTTTGACCCTTTCAGGTGCTCCTACTGCTAATCTTCACGCCGCCACTAAGGCTTATGTAGACGGAGAAATCTCAACTGTTAGCTCCAGCGTTTCCACTAACGCCAGCAATATCTCCACGAACACAAGCAATATCTCGACTAACTCCAGCAACATCAGCTCCCTTCAAACGGAAGTTAATGATACTCAATCTGGTGCGGGTCTTGGTACTGATGGTTCCTACACCGCTAATGGTTCTACTAACTATCTCGGTTCTGTAGCCAGTCTTAAAGCTGCTGACGAAGCTCTTGATACTCAACTTAAAACTGTTGCTGACGCTGTTGCTTCTAACGATTCCGACATCTCCAGCCTTCAGTCCAGCGTTAGCTCCAACGATAGTGACATCTCGACTCTTCAGTCAAATGTTTCTACTGCTCAGTCTGACATTACTTCTCTTGAATCCGATGTTAGCACTCTTCAGTCTAATGTATCTTCCAACGATTCTGATATTGCTACTTTGCAATCCAATGTTTCGTCGAATGATTCGGACATCTCCACCCTGCAATCGAATGTATCCAGCAATGATAGCGACATCTCCGCTCTTCAAACTCAAGCTGGATCGCTCGCTTCTGACGGTAACTCCGCTTCCTTCTCCGGTAACATCTCTGCTGCCAACGCTACATTCAGCGGTAACTTGACTGTTAATGGTACTACGACTTCCGTAAACACCACTAACATCGATGTAACTGACAGCATCATGAACCTTTCTAAAGGTGCTGGTTCCGGAACAAATGCTTCCAATGACGGTGGTTTTGTTGTTGAGCGTGGTTCTTCCGAAAGCAATGTTGCTTTTATCTGGGACGAAGGAGACGACAAGTTCAAGGTTCTCTCTACTTCCGCAACTGCTGCTGCTACTGACATCTCCTCGACTGACGGATCGGCTACTCTGGCTGACCTCGACGCTAACCTTTACCACAACGGTACTGAGTTAGGAACAGTCGCTGAGTTTGAGTCTGCTTTAACCTAAGATTTAGCTCATCCATCATTAAGGGTCGCCACTGCGTAGCGGGGGCGGCTCTTTTTGTTTACAAAGATAACAACAGATAGTAATATAACATCATGCTAAGTCATAAAGAGGGAAGTAAACTGCACGATAAAATAGCAGGAGCGTACA